TTAGAAGTTTTGGCGGAATAGGTAATCATGCTGGAAGTCCTACTGGAGACGTAACAGTAACTACATTGGGATTTGCAAGTGGCGATCAGGCAGTAGTAATTCTAGATATTAAGAAGTGTTAATTAACAAATGAGTTTTGGTAATAAAACTAGGAATCCTGGTTGGCAACCTGGAAATCATTGGGTTAAATGTGATGTATGTGATTTCGTATACCGAGACGCAGAGATGTATGAACGTTGGGATGGAGCAGTCGTATGTAAACACGATTGGGAAGCTAGACACCCACAAGATTTAATTAGAGGAATTGAAGATAAAATAACTCCTGCTGGATTTATAAGACCTGATGATGATGCAAATATGGGACAAATAGTTTGCAGAACAAGATCAGCAAGAGCGGGACAAGCTGAGACTGGATGCTCAAGATCAGGGGATACTTCTTTTACACCAACACCAATAAGCGGATTATAATATGGCAACAACAACTTTTGTAGATGGCGATACAATCATTGTAGCATCTTGGCTCAATGAAGTTGATGCTCTCGTACACGATATATTTAATGGATTATCAACAACAACTAAAGGTGATGTATTAGCTTCTAATGGAACTAATATTATACCTTTAGCAGTTGGGTCAAATAATCAAGTTTTAACAGCGGATTCTTCAGAAGCAACAGGAGTAAAATGGGCTGCTGCTGGTGGAGATGTAGTAGATGATACCACACCTCAATTAGGAGGTGCTTTAGATCCTAATGGAAAATCTATAGGAATGGATAAAGGCTCAGATATGGCGTCTGGTAGCCCTACAATTCCTACTGATGGAGATTATTTTGATGTGACAGGCACAACCACTATTAGTGCTTTTGTTGTAGACGCTAATCGTCATTTCTTTTTACAATTTGACGGAGCGTTACAACTTACACATAACTCTACTGATTTAGATTTACCTGGCGAAGCTAATATAACTACAGCAGCTGGAGATGTAGCAGAATTTTTTAGTACTGGTTCCAACGATGTCCAATGTGTTAATTATACAAGAGCAAACGGTACCTCTGTTGTTAGCGCGGGAGATGTTGTTGACGACACTTCCCCACAATTAGGGGGAGCATTAGATTGTCAGGGAAATGATATTACAGCAGCAGGAACTATAAAAATGACAGAACAAGCCGATGCGGAAAGTGATACCGCAGGAGCTGGACAAATTTGGGTAGATACAGCGACACCAAATAGATTTATGTTCACGGACGATGCAGGCACAGACTTTGGAGTAAGTCCAACTTTTATATCATCAGAACAAACTGTGGCTGTAGACACTGCTTTAAATGTGGCACATGGGTTAGGTGCAAAACCTCATAAATTTACAGTGTCAGCAATTTGCAAAACTGGTGATCAAAATTACGCTGTTGGAGACGAAATACAAATGTGGGCTGCAATGCATGATGCTGGAGATGCGGGTATAAATGCTTATTGTGATGGCAGTAATGTTGGAATAAGAACTGGTAGCGTAATTAAAATAATTAATAAAACAGGATTTGATGCAGGTGATATGGATGTTAATGATTGGAGATGGATTGTGAGGGCTTGGCTATGACAAAGTATTGGACAAACGATGACGGAACCTTAAATCAAGCAACTGATGACTCACAAGATTTATCAGACAGCTTAACTGAAGTTAATGTTGTTCCGCAATCAGGAAAACAGGTTTGGAACGGTTCAGCTTGGACAGACCCTAATAAAGTTTTAATAGATAAAAAAAGACGTAGTGAATATCCAAGTATAGTAGACCAATTAGATAATATTTACCATAATGGCATTGATGAATGGAAGAAAACAATTAAAGCTGTTAAAGACAAGTATCCCAAATGACAGCCGTACCTTGGTATGCATATTTATTAATTTTATTTTTACCACTAATAATAAATACTGTGGTAGGTATTTATATACAATTAGTATTAAAACGTATTAATAGACAAGAAAGAAAGGCACCTTGGTCTTATAAGAAAAGTTTATTAAATTCAGTAGTTATTGGTGCACCTATGGGCGCATTGACACAAATGTTATTACAAGAAGCACTATCACCGTACATGTATTTAGCAGAAGAAAGTCAATGGAACTTAGTTATATTTGCAGCAGTATTTAGTCCTTGGTTAATTATGTCAGGATATAGTGCTTCATTATGGTATACAAAGAAAAAAGGATATACTATGTTGTATGAATATTTAAGAATACGACATCCAAAAATAGATTATCCAGATGAGGATAGCGATTTTACGGTAAAGCATTACCACAGCTCATCACTAAATGAAAACGATAAAAAGGAAGAATAATGGCTACAAGTGGATCAGTTGATTTTTCAATAACAAGAGATAATATAATTACCGAAGCTCTTCAGCTTGTGGGTGTTATTGGGGAAGGAGAAACTCCAAGTACTAATCAAAAAACTGATTGTGCTAGGTCTCTTAATATGATGGTTAAATTTTGGATGGCAGAAGGAATGAATTTGTTTGTCAACCAAGAAATAGTTTTATTTCCAGTTAAGGGGCAAAGACAATACACATTTGGTGGTTCTTCTGCAGATAAAATGGCTAAAGAATCCGAAGTTATTACTACTAAATTAAATGGTAGTGTCTCATCAGGGGCAACTTCATTAACAGTAGATGATACTACTGGTATGGCTGTTGGAGATACGATAGGGGTAGTAACAGATTCTTCGGGAGTACATTTTAGTACTATCACTGCAGTAGGTTCTGCCACAACATTAACTATTGCTGATGCAATAGATGACGATGCATCTGATAATGACAGAGTATATACTTTTACAAATGCATTTACCCAAAAGATTATAGGTGTCAACAACGCTTGGATTCGTACTACAAACGATACTGACATACCTATTGATGTTATATCAAGACAAGAGTATGTTGATTTAAGTAAAAAAAGCGAAAGTGGTAGAATAAACCAATTATATTTTGATCCTCAGGTTACTTTAGCTAGAATGAATGTATGGCCTGTACCTGATGATTCACATACAAATGAAAGAATACATTTATATGTTACAAGAGCTTACGAAGACTTTGATGGTGTAACAAATGAAAGTGAACCTGACTTTCCACAAGAATGGTATCTACCATTATGTTGGGGACTAGCAGTTTATATAGCTCCTAAATATGGAGTAACTACCTCTAAGTATGCTGAATTAGTTCAAATAGCTGCTGCATTAAAACAAAAATGTGATAACTGGTCAACAGAACAAGAATCTTTATTTTTATTGCCAGCAGATAGACAAGGAACTTACCGTAGGTAACTATTATGGCAATTGATTCCGCCCGAGTTCCTCTGTTTGCTTTGCCTCAACAAAGAGGGGCTAGTACTACTGAAGACCAATGGTTTAAAAACTGTTATCCTGAAATGATATCTGGTCCTGGAGAAACTCCTTTTACTTGTGTTGTAAAAAGACCTGGATTTTCAGATTCTCAAACTACAGCTACTGCTGCAGGTAGAGCATTATATGGTTGGACTCAAGATGGGTCTATTTATGCTGTTGTTGGAAACCAAGTATTTAAAGATGGTTCGGCATTAAGTGGTACCTTAGATGATTCCACTGGAAGAGTAGATATAACTGAAGTTAGAGGCGGAACTCCAAGACTTGTGCTGCGAGTAGCTGATAAAATATGGACTGTTAATACTTCTGGTACATTGACAAAAATGACTGACGCTGATATACCAACTGGTTTAGTGTCAGGTATAGTAAATATAGATGGATTTATTTGTGTTATGAAAGGTGCTACTAATCAAATTTTTCATGCTGATGTAAATGATCCCAGTAGTTGGAATGCTGATAGCAATCTTACTTCTTCGTTAGAACCTGATAAAGGAGTTGGAATAGCAAAACATTTAAACTTTGTTGTAGCTTTTAATGAATGGTCTACTGAGTTTTTCTTTAATGCTGGTAACGCAGCAGGGTCAACCTTAAGTCCTGTGGAAGGTATAGCAATTAGGTATGGATGTGCAAATGGAGATACTATTTTTTCTGGTGAAAATACAGTAGTTTGGATGGCGCAAGGGCGTACTGGTGGTAAATCTATTATGATGCTTGAAGGACAAGATTTAAGAACCATTAGTACAAAACCAATAGAACGATTAATTGATGAAGAAGCTAGTGGTGGTGGTAATGGTATAGCTGATGCTTACGCTTTTGGTACTAGAATTGATGGACATCAATTTTATGTATTAACTCTTAAAAATACTGGTAAAACTTTAGTATGTGATTTAAGAGATTCTACATGGCATGAATGGAGTTCTTTTGATGGAACTAATGAAACTTATTTTACTGGTATGGATGCTTGCGAAGATGCTGATAAAAAATTTATATTAGATGAAGATAATGGTAAAATTTACAACATGGATATTGATATACACCAAGATTCCACAAATGATATTAAAGTAGAAATGTTAACTAGTAGAATAGATTTTCAATCTACTAAACCTAAATTTTTATATAGACTAGGTGTTATAGGAGACATACAATCTTCATCTTCTCCAATAACTATAGATTGGTCTGATGATGATTATAATACTTATAATACATCCAGAACTGTAGATATGAAAGATACTTTTCCAAGATTAGTATCTTTAGGAAGATTTCATAGACGAGCATTTAGATTAAGACACACTGCTAACACACCTTTAAGATTAGAATCTCTTGAATTTGGAGTAGAGCAAGGTAGATATGCTGAAGGAGATAACTAATGGCTTTAGGGCCTCCTCCATTACATACCCCTATTACTTCTAATTTATGGAAAAGATACTTTGAAAGACTAAGCAATCAATTAGGAGGAACTTCCGAAGGCGGTGTTGGATATTATAATGGATTAAATTTTACGAGTTCTAACCTTACTTCAATATTAACTCGTAATCATAATGATACACAGAATACCCAAGGCGGAAGTAGTGGAGAAAAATATCATTTAACTGCAGCGCAACATACTGGCGTTACAGCAGGTGGAAATTTTGTTAAATCAGTTACTAATTCTATAACTGCTGGAAGTACTCAAACTCAAGCTGGAGCAACGGCTTTAACTGCAGATATAAATAGAGTAACTACAGTAGGTAGTGATGGAGATGGAGTTAAGTTACCAACAGCAGCAGCTGGATTAGAGATTTTAATTATAAATGATGACGCAGGTCAAGATATAAAAATATGGCCTAATACTGGAGATGCAATAGATGGTGGTTCAGCAAACGCAGTAGACTCTAATGTACTGGGTGAGGGAACATCAAGAAGATATGTCGCTGTAGACGCAACAAATTGGTTTACAGCTTAGGGGGATTAAAAATAATTAGAGGAGAATAGATATGGACTTATGGGTAAAGAAATTACTCCGTAAGAAACTAGACTTAGAAAAGTTTCAAAGACCAGAAATTACAATGGATCAAGCAATAAAAATTTTAGAAGATAGTCAAAAAAATCAACAATTATTAATAGTTGGAAGTGAAAAAAATCAAATAGTTGTTCTCTTAAGACCCCTTAGTAATTGGGTTGCAGAAATTGATGTTATAGCAGACTGTAAAGGAATGTTAAAATTATATAAAAATTTAAAGAGAATGGAAAAGTGGTTTTGGGAAAATCATCCTAAAGTACACAGACTAGAAATGATTACAAGTAATAAAAAAGTAGTTTCTTTAGCTCTAAAAGCTGGATGGAAAGAAGAAGGAGTTAAAAAAGAATCTTATATAGAATACAATAATAATATGAAATTTAAAAATGAATACATGTTTGGAATATTAAACCCAAATCATTAAATGGAGAATTAGTATGGGTTCAACAGTAAAAAAAGTAGCGGCAGTAGCAATACCAATTGCAGCTATGGCTATACCTGGTGTTAACTTAGTTGCGGCAGGAGCTATAGGAGGTGCTCTTGGCGGATTAGTTTCTGGAGGAGGGCTTAAAGGTGCTTTAATAGGTGGTGCTCTAGGTGGTTTTAGTGGAGGAATAGCTAAGGCTGGTGGCTTTAGTAACTTCTTTGGTGGACTTACTGGTGGTGGTTCACAAGCGGCTCTTGGGCAAGCGGGTAAATCCATAGTGATGGGTAAGTACGGAGCTGGGACAATGACTAATTTAGGCTTAACTTCTGGAACATTAGGATCAACTGCAGCAGTTACTGGTGCAAGGGCAGCTACATTGACCCCAGTAGTGGAAGGCATTAAAGGACCTCAAAGTTTCTTAGCATCTAAGCTTGCTTCTGGAGGAGGATATGGCCCACAACTATCTTCATTATCTGATAAAATGACTACATTAGGACAAAACGTTGTTGGAACTACTACTACGGGTGGTATAAGACACGAGCAATTGGTTGAAAAACAAATATTTCCTGGTAGCGGAACTGGAATGAAATTTGATAGAGCAGCACTAAAAGATATGATTACTGCTGGGTATTCAGGATATCAAGACGATATACGACAAAAACAGTTAGAGGCTTTACAATCAAATTTATCAGGATATAGAGATGAGTATGCGGAGTATTATTCTGCTGAAGCTAAGAAACATCAAGAAAAATTAGCTAGGGGAGAACTTCCTGAAACTTACAATGCAGCGTTAGACAGAGAAGCTGAAAGATTAAAAAGACTTCTTATAGCTCAAGGACATAATCCAGCTGAATCAGGATTTGGTAGAGATCAATTTAAACGAGGTTTAATGGATCTTGAAAGTAAATTTCTTGGTGCTGAAAGAGACTATTGGAATGCTGTTCAAACTGGTGCTAGTGGAATGCGAGCACAAATTGGTCTTCTTCAAAATCAACTAGCTACAGATTCAGCATCAAACGTTGGAGATAGGGGAACTGGGCAGGCTGTTTCTACACTATTGGATAAATTAGTTTAAGAACTTATGGAGAATTTATAATGCAAACAACTTTAGAGTCAATAGCAAATTTAAGGGCTACTGAAGCAAACACTGCTGCTACTGAACAATCTACTTTTGAAAGAAAAGAAACTTTTGGTGTGAGAAAGCAGGCCATGGAGTTAGAGTATACAAAATCCGAAGCTTTATTCTACGAATGGATGAAGGATAAGCCAACTAGGGATGCTTTATCTGCTTTAAATTATACAAGAGCTAGCCAACTTCACAAAGCTTTATCAGATAATCCTGAGCTGGTAGTTGGTCAAATGTCTGTTGAATTAGAACTCAAAAACCAAAAGTTAAGCGTTATGCAAGCAAATCAAAAATATGGTATGGAGTATGCTTACGCACAAGCTATTCGAGACGCTTTAAAAAATAATAATCCTGGGGAAGCTACAAGATTAGGCAGAATGCTGGATCAAGAAAGTATAGAGATGACTGGAAACCCTATAGATCTTGGAGTTGAAGGACTTAGTTTATCAGATCCTAATTTTAATTTTACGCATGACCATATACCAATGGTTGAGTCATTTCTTAAAATGGCTAAAGCTAGATCAGATCATGGAAAAGCAAAAGAATTACTAGAGATACAAACACAGCCGCAGCACGATTGGTTGGATTTGATTAATCAACAACAAGACATTACATCAGGCGGTTTAAAAATTGATTCAGAAACAAGAAAACAAGCTGGACAAGCTTTGTATGGATTGCCTGTGGCTTTTACAGAAGGTCTAGAGCTAGCATCTGATGGAAGCATAGTTGACGCGTATAGTCAAAATCAACTTTCTAATCTTCAAGAAGTATTTGCTTTATTAAAATCAATGGGCATGTCTTTTGAACAGGTACAACAAGCCGCTGGTAAAGACCTTACTGTGTCTAAAAACATGGATTTGCCTGGACTAGATTTTGGTCTTGGTGGAGGAGACAATGTTGATTTTATACACCCTACTGATCCAAATTTTAATATAGATGAATATAGACAACGAATAGCATCATTCGCTAACAGTAGAGGTATTGATCCACAAACTGCTGCAGATGTAATGACCCAACAGTTATTAAATGAATGGGCTGGTTCTTTTTCTAACATGGTAACTTCGGGTCCTCGCATCTAATGGCATGGTGGGACAACGTAGGCGACCCTTCAGGCAATTTAGGACAAACTAAAAACTGGTGGGATAATGTAGGCACCCAACAAGGGAGTCAACAATGGGGCGAATTGCAAATGCCAGGGGTTGAACCATATCAAGGACCCGAAGGTGGACGTACTATTGGAAATATTGTTAAAAGTACACCAGGAACTGTTGAAGGACTAATAAAAGGAGCAGCAGGATTTACTTTTGGTTCTAGTATAGCTGCAGGAGTAGCAACCTTTGACTCTATTAAAAAGGGAAACTGGGGTGAATTTGCTGATGTATTTAATCATGTTCTTGAAGATGTAATTACCAAAACTAGAATTCCTTTTACTGGAATAAAACCTTTTGAAGCTCAAACAGAAGCTGGTAAAAGAGTATTAACTTTATTAGACGAAGGATTTTTTCAAAAAGTAAGCGCTTTAGGTAAAGCAGCTGGAGACAATGTATTTGAGCAAACAAACGATCCAGGGCTTGCTACCGCAACTCAAACTGCAATAGAAGGTGTAGGGTTACTTACTCCTATTATTGGTGGAAGAGCTTTAACTGCTCGTCCTTACCCAAGAGACCCCAAAACTGGTAAACCTGTAGACCCAGTAACAAGAAAACCTCTTACTACTTTTCAAAAAGCAAAAGGCTTTGGTATAGAAAAAGGGCTTTTATACAGAGCTTCTAAACTAGGCCCAGCTGATAAATTTGTATTTGGTAGTCCAGGAACTAAATGGAAACTTCCTATTGGAGGAAGATATCCAGCATGGCAACCTCCAGTCTTTGAAGTATCTGAAATTCCTGGAAGACTTGTATCCTATAATCATTTTTCTAAACTAATGAAAAGGGATCATCCTAAGTTAACAGATGAAGCTATTGAATCACAATATAGATATCTTACCGAAAAGATTCGTTTGTATAAAGAATCTATAGGAGAAGCAAAACCATCTGTTGCAGAAGTAGTTACAACTTATGATAAGCCTTTTGGTCGTTACGCAGAACAAAGAGATGCGCAATTAATTAAAGAACAAGTTGCTTTATGGGATAGACCTGAGTTACTTTATGGTGAATTTAAAGCATTAATTGGTGTTAATACTAAGACAGGCAGACCTTTTGCAGAATCTACCTATGTTAAAAAGTTTATAAAATTTGTAAATGAAGAACAAATTCCAGGGTATTATGAGGGGGCTGTGGGTAAGGGTTCTTTAGCAAAAGATTTTAATGAGGCGTTAATAAAAAATGACGCTATTAATGCTGCAAAAAGAGTATCTAAATTAATAAGAGACACCCAAGGAAAAGTTCCAGCCAATACTACCAAGCGACAAGCGCAAACAATATTAGCAGGTATACTTCCTGCAGCTATTACAGAAAGTGGTAGATTATTCTTATCTACTAAACAAGATCCTACGTATGTAAAGCCTTTTGAAGCAGCAGCTAAAGCTGGTGAATCTCTTGCACAAAGGGGATACTATGTTAAAAATAAAGAGGGAAAAACTATATTTTATTCTGAATATGAAGTTTTTCAATTACAAGAAATACTTAACACTGGAAAAATTATTCCTGAAACTCCAGAAGTAAAATATTTAAGTAATATTATTAAAACTAGTGAAATATATAATAGTCCTGAAGCTAACGCTATAAAAAATCTTGGCAAAGATACTGTAATACCTAAAGAAGAAGTTGCTAAAGGGCCAGCGTCTATAAAAGAAGTTATTAATAAAGAACTGGCAGCTGAAGGAGGGGAAGTTGCTACACATCCTTTTCTAAAAACTTATGAAGAAATTTTTAAAGGTAAAACAGAAGGATTTGAAATAAAAAATATATTTGAATCTAAAAAAGATTTGCCTGATCAAGTTTCAAAATCGGTAGATAAAATAAATGAAGCTACAGATATAGCACTTGATCCAGTTAGGCCTGAGCCTAGTCTTGTTGGAGAACTGTCTCCTGCTCATTTAGCTGCTAAGGAAGCTGCTAAGGGTATTGCCCCTAAAGAATTAAGTGGTAAACAAATGAAATGGTGGCACTGGTTAATTAATCTTTTTGGAGGCAGAGCAGTATCTATATTTAAAACAGATAATAGATTAATACCAGGAGCAAATGTAGAATTAAGAGAAATTTCTCCAGCAATGGCTGAGTTAAGAGATAGTTTATATCGTCCAGAAGCTTATTCAAAAACTCCAATGGTTATGGACAGTTACCATTCCTTACGCCACACAAGAACTGGAGAATTTACTACTAAATTAGATACCATATATCATAAAATAAAACCTACTTGGATTCCTGGACTTAGAAACATAACTCCTAAAGTAGCAGGGGGAAGAGGGGGAATGGTAGTAACAGAAGTACAAAATAAACAATTGGGTCTTGCTTTAGATCCTAGAACTCCTCCTGAAGTTTTGGCTAAAATACCTAAGATTGTAAAAGATAGAGCTAAAGAATTAAGACAATTAGATAATGATATATTTAAATATGCAAAGGAAATTTTTCCTGATTTAGAGTATGTTCAAGGACACGTTCACAGAGTTTTTAACCATAAATGGATGAGAAAGAATCCTGAAAAGGCTATTGAAATATTAGAAGCTGCGTTTCAAGGCAGTAAAAAATCTATGAACGAAATTAACAAAAGCATTGAAAACAATAGCGCTAGACAGGCTGCTGAGCAAATGGTTAATTATGCAATAGAAAATGATGGCGCTATAAGGTTAACTCCTGACTATTTGCGTGCTTCAGAAGTAGCTGCTTTAGGTCTTGCTAAAAATACTAAAGAAGCTAAAGTAGCTGCAAAAAGAGCTAGTGGTATTGATTATGAAAGAGTGCTTGTTGATATTACTGATGCACAATTGGGACCTTTATTAGAACAAAGTATATATAAAAGATTTCAAAAATATTCTGAAGATACCGCAGCCAGAGTTGAATATGCTCGTATAAATGGAGCACATAATGAGCTATTATATGACAGAATAAACAGGGCTAATGCTGAATTAGCAGCAGCTGGAAGACCTTTAAGACAATATGAAGTACAACAAATATTAGATTTGTGGGCTGCTTTTCAACATATTTATAAATCTGATACTTATAAAGGATGGATTACAGCTCAAAAAGCGTACATAACTCTTTTAAATGCTGCTTTATTACCTTTAGCAGCTGTTGCTTCCTTAACGGAAGCTCCATTACCAATGTATCACGGAGGAATAAAAGCTTATAGTGAAGCTATGGGACGAGAACTGTTTCATACTTTACCTCTTATGGTAGGAAGAGCTATAAATAAAGATTTTAAATTGTTTGGTAAAGATAAAACTAGATCTATGATTATTACTGAGCAAATAAGAAAGGCTGGTGACATAGCAGCTATGGAAAGAATGAATCAAATGTTTGCTGGTGATTTTACTTGGGCTGGTAATCTAGTATTTCGTGCTAATGGTCTTTACTACTGGACTAAATGGATGAACAATCTGGCAGTAGGAACATTTGATGCCATGGCGAGAGATTATTTTACTCGCAAAGCTGCAGGTAAAAAATTAAATATGTGGCCAGCTGAAGAACTTAGACAGCAAAAATTAATGGAATATTATAGGTTAGATTTAAAAGAAGGAATAAAGTGGGCAAAGGAAGGACATAAATTAGAAGGAGCATTTTTTGAAAAACTTAAAAAAGGTGCTTTAACTTTTGCTGAAGATGCAGTGTTAACTCCTAATCCAGCTATCGTTCCTTTATGGCATTCAAATCCTGGATTGGCTTGGTTAAAACATCTTAAAGCATTTCCAACATTAATTGGTAATACTGTATTGAGACGTTGGGCAATGGATATAAATCACTCTTTTAGAGATAATGGAATGCCTTTAGTTTCGGGAAGAAACGCTACGTATGCAGTAGGTACTGGTATGGCTATGTTATTGACAGCTCATCTTTCTAATGTTATTACTGATGAAATAAGATATGGGGAAGAAAATCCGTTCTATAAAACAAAGTTTCCTGATGATAAAACAAGATGGATGGTACGAGCTGCTGAAAGATGGGGTATTGCAGGTATATCTCAGTTTGGTTTAGATGCTATTTTTCACTCTCATGGAACTGGAAAACTTGCTGTACTTTTGGGACCAGCATTTAGTAAATCAGAGCGATTTTTAACAGCAGCGACTTCGGGTAATGCAAGAGCATTGGCTAGAGAGATGGCTAAAATGACGCCAGTAGGAAACGTACCTATTGAATGGGTAGATAGTTTAACTGACTTTTATGAAGAATTTTTAATTAAAAATCTTGGCATGGAAAAGAAAGCACACCCAAGAGCTAAGAAAGCTGTAGGAGCAGTTAAATGATATATAAATATCCTGACCCTGTAATTAAAGGAATAGATTTTATATTATATAGTTGTTCTGGTTGGGCGTGTGTAGCTGCATACATAGATCATTATTCAACTTTGTTTGCATTAGGAATAGCCTTTTGCTCACTACTTGTTAGTATTTATTTTAAGCATAAAAATTATAAACTAGAAGAAAAAAAATTAGATAGGATGTTTGGACCTGATGGATCTTAAATTAAAAAGAGTAGTTGATAACGAAGATGCTACCTTTGGTGTATTAATAAATGGAGACACCCCGTTTGCAGTAACGCTTGAGCCAGCTTGGGAAGACAATAAAAAAGGTATAAGTTGTATTCCTTCAGGACCTTATAATTGTAAAAGAGTTAAGTCTCCTAAATTTGGAGATACTTTTGAAATATTAGATGTAGAAGAAAGAACACACATTTTGTTTCACAAAGGGAATAGTGAACGTAACACACAGGGATGTGTACTTATTGCTGAAGAGTTTGGCAAACTAAATGGTAAGGCTGCAGTGCTTGCCAGTGGTAGAGGGTTTGCCGAGTTTATGTCTATTTTAAAAGAAGTAGATGAATTTGAATTAACTATAGAGGATAACCATCAATGTTGCAAGCATTAATAGGACCAGTAGCTTCGCTGCTGGATAAATTTATTCCTGATGCAGATACTAAAAATAAATTAGCACATGAGATAGCGACTTTAGCAGAAAAGCAAGCTCATGAAGTTGCTTTAGCGCAAATAGAAGTAAATAAAGAAGAAGCTAAAGGTAATTGGTTTCAAGCTGGTTGGCGTCCCGCGTGTGCTTGGGTATGTGTGGCAGGGTTTTCAGTTAATTTTTTAGTAAGTCCATTAGCTGAACCATTTGGAATAGTGGTACCCCAAGCTGATATAAGTACAATGATGCCTGTATTATTAGGTATGCTTGGATTAGCTGGTGCTAGAAGTTTTGAACGTGTTAAAAAAGTTGGTAAAAATTAAAGGAGTAATAAAATGAAATTTGATGAAATAAAAGATTATGTAATTGATTTTTGCGAATCACTTCCTAATATTATCTGGTATGCTGGATATTTTATTCTTGGATTTGTAATTGGTTCTTGGTAAATGTCAGAAGAGTTGCGAGACCAAAGCAAAAAAAGAATTCAGTCTTTGGTAGATACATATTTTGAAACACCTGCTCATAAGAGAATGCTTGAGTCTCCCGCTGGAAGTTATAATGTAATTGAAAATATAAAACATCCTAATGTATACGCTGTGGGAGAAGCTATTTCACAAAATAAATTAGGTAACTTTGCATTTGGAGGAACAGCTGATTATTTAATGAATGTTGCAAAGGGTGGACGAGCAAGTATATCTCAATCTATGTTTGCAGCACTAGAAACTACCGCAGTACCTGGCGTATCGGCGGGTGCTGCTTATCTTGGTAAAACTGCAATAAAAAAAGGACAACAAAATCTTTGGTGGCAAAGTTTACAAGACAGTAATAGAACTTCTATGCATCCTAAACTTTTTTCTCAAGAGAAAAGAAATGAGATATTACCTAGAAATAAAGAGATTAAGTTAAAGGTACAGAACCCAGGGGGTAAATGGTTAAAAAGAGAGCAAAAGAGACATGATGCAGCAATAAAAGGGAGTGTAAAACTTGTAGGTGGTATGGAAAATCCTACACAGTTTAGGCATGGAATGTATGAGATAACACGCTACGGCGGCGGCGCGTCTGGCGCAACGGCTTGGTTCCCTGGCGGCGATGTTATGTTGCCTGTTGCAAAGCTTTTTAAGTTTACAAAAGGGACTAACCAAGAACACAAGCTATGGGAAAAAAGAATACATAATACTAAATACGATAGACCAAAGTATGTAACATACGATGATGCAGGTAAAACTATTTATAAGAAATATTATCAAAGAGATTTAAAAAATATTAAAGAGGTAATTGAAAAAGAAGGATGGAATCCTCATTCAATTAGTATGAGTGTAGATCATCGTGGTAGAGCATATATTAATGAAGGTAATCACAGATTAATGGCTGCGAAGGAATTAGGTATAAAAGAAATACCTGTTCAAGTTGTCTATACTGTCGGTGGTGAAGCGGCTAAAGGTCCTTGGTCTCCTGATAAAATAATAAAAATGCATTATAAAAATCCTATGGAAAAAGGGATAGGTGGAATAACAAAGTAAACGTTAAAAAGATTTTCTAAGTATTTTAGCAGATTTAACAGTACCTTTAAGTATCTCTGAATTACCTCCCTGCCCATCATCGTCAGTAAGAGTATTCATAACGTGGTATCTTAATTCATCCTCTTTTATTAACCAGCCAACAGTCTTAGCAAGTATTGGGGTTGAATCAAGGTCTTTTATATCAACCCAACCACCCTCTCCAGCATGGTCATACCACTCAATTACAACTAAAGGATATTTATTAAATTTTCTTTGTTTAATCATAAATTGTTATACACTCCATTCATCATAAGTATAAATAACAAAACTTGTAATGCAATTAAATAGTAAGCTTTTTTCAAAAAGCCCCACCAAGCCCATACTATATCACTGAAACCATTTATTAAAAAGCCTTGTATATAATATCCTTCCGATATAAGATACACACCTACTACTGTAGTAATAGTTCCAATTATTTCATAAAATTTTTCCCACCTGTGGGTGTTTTTAATTACATAATTATTCACTGCTATTTTTCAACTCATTTTTAATTAATATATTTAAATATTCTTGGGCTTTATGTAAATCTTCCAATCCACCTTTATGTTTCCACCTCATGACATATTTTATCACATTGCCTTCAGCGTAAGGTATTTCATTCTCTACTATAAACTTTACTGGTTGTATTTTCCACATAGCATAGTGTTTTGGATTTTTTATGTTATCTGGGTGCATTAGTCTGTCTCCCAATCAAAATTAAATTGACAATCCACTGGTAAAGGATGCTCTTGGTCAAGAAAACACCATTCCCCAGTAGGATTATATAGTTCTTCTATTGTCCAATCTTCAACATGTTTTTTATCCTGTAAAGATAATGTTGTATCTATTATTCCAGTAAGTATAACTAATAGTACAAGTAATAATATTATGATTAAATCTTTCATTTTTTCTTAGTCATCCTCATCGAGTTAAAGATTCTTTTTAAAATTTCTAAGTATATTTTTTTACATGGGCTAAACTGCATAGTATTTCCTAAAAAGCAATCTCCACAACCAAGATCTAGTAATAGAAACGCAAGTCATTATTAATGCAATTCCCATACTGTCAAAAACTGTAGGATAAAATCCAAATATAGGAAAAATATATAATTGAACTATTACTGCAAGGAAAAATCCAGAGCCTACATCTATAAAACTTTCTATAAAACTTCTCATTTATATTTCACATGCGTTGCCAGTACAAGCTAACTGTTGTGAGCTACTTGTATTGTCATCTTCTTCCACAAGAAAAGACCAATCAGCTTTAGGAGTTTTACTTATAGCTTCTTTATATTCTTCATCTGTACAATCAGTGTATGGAGCTTGCTTGTACGTTCCCCCATCATAAGGCAAGAAAGATATACCACTTACTATATCAAAGTGTTCATATACCCAAGCACCTACTTCCATCCATTCATGCTCTCTCACATATACAGTAATAGATGGTTTATGTTCACACCAATTCTCTTGATAAACAAGCCAATGTTCTAATTGTTCTATGGCTGTTTTCTCATTTCTAGTAACAGCTCCCTTAGGACTTTTACATCCAAAAGAAAAAATAGTTGTAGAATTTTCTTTACCAAAAGCTGGTTCATTAGGAAATCCAAGCTCTTTCATAAAAGCAGTTAATGGGTCTTTGTTGTCTTGACGCACCGTTCGTATATAGTAATCATTATGACGAGGATGTATCCCACTAGCAGTATCAGTAAGCTGACTAACAGTACCGCTAGGCTTGACGCAAGTGATTGCACTGCTAATGTTAATTCCGAGCTTATTAGCCCAAGTTTCATTCGTATCGACTGCCACATTTTTCATCTCCTTCAGCCATTTTTTAGTTGTATCTTTGCATGTGCTAAGAGTTTGATGATCCATTATACCAGTCAATGATACTCCAAGCAACGCTTCTTCTTCAGTGTTCTTTTTCCAAGTTGATCTTAAGTATCTAAAATCAATTAGAGTAGCTTGCATTGTACCTATTATAGTAGCAATTTCTACTTTCTTTTTGAGGTCTTTAAGAGTATCTTTGGGTCTTATTATAACCTCAGACAAGTTACAAAATTGATTAGGTCTTAATACAATTTCAGAACATGGATTAGTACCAAACTCCCATTCAGTATCTCTACGTTCAGGAGAGAATTTCTTAGCCGCAGTTCTATTAAATATGCCACGTTCCCCAGAGTGGCTCATGTACAATGCTTGCCATTCAGACATGAATTGAGCCATATCGGGAGTCTCAGTGTAACAAGCAGAGTTATTAGCTAACGCCCTGTGTCCGTGCAACTCCCACCAGTTACCAGACTTAGCTATTCTCATTCTGTCATCACTGAGATTAGATAAGGATATCAATGCTGATCTCCTAACGCCCCCTACAACAACTATATCTCCTATTTTACAGCATATATCATGGCATTCTATGCTTGTAAGTTTTCTTCCTTTAGCATTTATAAAAGTATCTACTGTAAACTTAAACAAATCTACCAATGGATCAGGCCCCGAGGAACGCCCTCCAAAGGTCTTTAATCTTGCTCCTGCTGGACGAACTTTTGAAACGTCCCACGATGGTATCCTACCTGAATAAAGCAGGGATATAAGCTCTCTGTAAGCGCTAGCCCATCCCATTTTTGAGTCAGTCACATGCACTACAGTATTGGTGTCATGAAATTCTTCGGAAACTTGAGGCAATTGATTAATAAATTGTCTTTCCACGCTAAATCCTACGCCTGTACCACACATTAACACATACATTATTTCATCAAATGATCTTTGGTTATCTATTGGAAGATAGCTACAATTAAATCCAGCTACATTGTCCCTGTCTAAGGCTTTGCCAGCAGTCATTAAACATCTCATAGATGGCATAACTTCTAATTTTAATATAGCTTCTTTTACCATAGATAAATCAAATTCATTATTAAATCTTTCAGTAAAAAAATTCACATATCTATCTACAGTTTCTTCCCAAGTTTCTCTACGTTTTTTATCTGGTAAATATCTTGCGTACCTGCTTAAATGTATAAATTGTTGGTACTCAGTCGGTAATTGTGTCATATTTTTTTAATTCCTTTTCTAAATATTGATGTATATGTTGTCGTTCATTTTTTGGTACGTTATCTATAACCCATTGACCAGCTTGCACTGGACCAAATTCAGAATATATAGATGCAAAAATTTGTGCCCTTCTTCTGTGTATAAAGGAAGTGTCTACGTCGCCCATTATAAGTAGTCCTCTTTAACTCTATCTATAGAGTGCTGAGTTATGTCAATAGTTCCATGGCCAGTGTGAGTTAACATAACTAATCCTGCCCACCAATCACAAGTAGCTTCATTTCCTTCCATGTATTCAGGCATATAATCTGCGTACCATCCAACATTACAAGATTGTATTAAAGGAGCTACAGTGTCATCACCATTAATTCTTTTCATAGTATGAACACCAAATCTATGGGTGTGTCCAAATACTATTGAAGTATCATGTGTTTCAGTAGCTCTTTTAGCAACATACTCCCCACTTATGGGTTGATTAACTCTTCTATTCATAGGTGCGTGCGTAAACGCTGTGCCATCAATGTACACATAATGTCTATATTCTACTATATCCCACTTATCTTTACCAGCCCCGACAAAATCTGTCTCAGGTATAAACCCACTAAGCTCAGGTTTATCTAAAGTATATCTCCAAGTCCTAAGCTCGTGGTTTCCTAATAACCAATATCTATTAGGATTATACTTTTTAGTTTTCCACCTTGCTTGCTTTGTCCACAAGTTACGTATCGGTTTCATTATTTTTTCATACGCTTCTATGCCTGAATCTATATCATCTTTTAATCTTTTACCCTCTTTCATTAGAGGCTTATTGTTGTCAAAGAAGTTTATAGAATCTAGGTTCATAAAGTCACCTATTTGAACTATATTGTCAGGTTTATTTTCAACAATGAAATTTCCAAGAGCTTCAAATCTGTCCTT